GCTGGCGCAGGACACGTCAACGGCGCAACCCGCCGTTAGCGATGCCAACGCGCTGCTCCTGCTCAACGACGTGACACTGCGCTTTACCGGCGATGTGCAGGGCAAGCAGTCGCTCATCTGGGCGGCGCAGTCCGGCCTGACGTTCCCCGCCAACACCGGCATGAAGCTGACGACGGCGACTGACGATCAGTGGGACCACATCCTCGCGGCGTTTCAGGACGACTCGTCCACGTCGGGGAACGTCGTGCAGTCGCCGCCGCTGGAACACTGGACCGTCGAGCAGATGTTGGACGTGTATCAGAACAGCAGTGGCGGTGCGCTGACCGGCAGCGGTCAGGGGGCGCGCTGGGTGGCGTATGCGTGGGAGCGCCAGTTTGAGGCAACGATGGACACGGCCAGCCCCGCCATTCGCGTCTATGCGTGGCCGCCGCTGACGGCGCAGGCGTACATGACGATCCGGGTGCCGAAGAACATGATCCTCTCGGCGCTGACGGCGACGCCCGACCTGAGCCACCGCGAGGCGCGCATCGTGGCGCGGCTGCTGGCATGGGAGATGGCGCGGCTGCATTCGCGCGACGAGGCGTTCTTGCAGCAGATTCTCGCGCCGATCCCGACGCGCGTGCTGGACGCCTACTTTGAGGCGGCCAAGAGCCACGGCTGGATGCAGAGCGGCGTGCGCGATACGGGGGCGCTGGATGGCTAACGAGACTGTCCTGCCGTTCGGACCATTCACTCGGAGTGTCACGTCGGTGGAGCAGCACCTTGCTCCGCCCGAGGCGATGGCTGGCGGCCAGAACATGCTCGTTGACCCGATTGCGGGTGGCGCGTTCAAGCGGAGCGGGTTCGCGATTGCTGGCGGCGATGTCGTGAGCGGCGCGACCAACCACGCGACGAACGGCATCTTGGAGAGCGGCGACCCGGCGTGGATTCCCTACCGGGTGCGGCAGTTCTACTCGACGGCGCTTCTGGACGGGCAGTTGAATGGCTACCCGACATACTCGGCGCTGTACGGGCGGGTGGCGTCCAGCCCCAACTGGCCGACGATTGACAACGGGATGTTCGGGACAGAATACGTTCGCAGGCCGGACGCCAACTACTCGCTGCTGTCGGAGTTCGGTTCGGCGTCGTATCCGACGGACGGTGGGAGCGGCGGTGGGGCGTTCGCGACGAGCGGCATCTACTACAAGGTGGTGCCGTTCTGGTACGAGAGTGGTGAGGGCGGGTATAACCGGGGGGCGCACGAGTTTGCGAGGCGGTTCGTCGCCAGCGGTTCCTGGGGGACCGTGGACGCGGGCCGCTGGCGCTACTACCCGAACCTGCATGGCACGCCGATCATGTGGGATGGCGGGTGCAACGATTCGTCGTCCGATGTCGTCAACTCTGTTCGGGTGCGGCCGACGGGTCCGTTTGGCCCGCTGTGGCCTCCGGTGGTTGCGACCGGGACGGCCAGTGCGGCGCGCACCTACACGACGGCAGACTCCGACTACCCGTGGCTGGAAGGCGACACGTTCTTCATCTCGGTGATGTTCCAGTTTGAGGACGGGTCGTACTCGCTGCCCTGTGTGCCGAGGATGCCCAACACCATCCTGACGAGCGGGTTTGGGTTTGTGACTGTGGGGGCGGCGACACAGGCTGGCGGGTCGAAGTACAAGTACAAGACGCTGACCTACTCCAACATCCCCATCGGTCCTCCGGGGACGATTGCGCGGGTGCTACTCCGCAGCCAGAAGCAGAACCGTGTTGCCGCCACGGACGCAATCACCGTGGACATTTCCGACCTGCGGATTCTCGGGGTGGTGCGGAACAACACGCAGACGACGTATAGCGACACGCTGGCGGATGACGACGGGCTGCTCGAGGACACGGATGTTGTGCGGTGGGACCTGACGTGCCCGCCCCGCAGCCGCTACCTCGGGACGGGCGACCAGCGGGTGATCGCCGGGTACACGCTGCCGAACCCCAGCGCGATCCAGCTGGCGTGCATCGGCATTGCGGTGGACTACGACAAGAACACGTCCACTATCGAGACGCTGGAAGCGCCGGGGGCGATTTCCGGGTGCTACCGGATCACTTCGGCGGCGGTGGAACTCATCAACGCCACTGGCGGCGCTATCTCGGGGACGCTGACGATTGACTTCGCGACCTACGACACCGTGCAGAAGGTGGTTGACAAGATCAACTCCACGGCGGTTGGCAGCAACTACGGGCAGTGGCGGGCGCAGGTAGCGCCGGGGGCTGACCCGAACGCGGGAAGTTCCGGGCTGTGCCTGAGCGTCATCAGCGTCGCCAACTGTGAGGGGGCTGGCAGTGCTGCGCTGAGCACGACGGGGGACGGTTCGTCAGTGCCTATCGGGTACAAGTGCTACTCGGCGGCGGCCGGGATGACGGACGGGACGCTGGTCAAGACATCCAACTACTACACGTCGGGGTCGCACGGTTGGACGCTGGACCAGGCGTGCAGCGTCGCGGCTGGCTCGACGGTAGTGTTCTACGCTGACTGCGGCGACGGTGCGTGCGTGACGGTAGCGGGTAGCAAGGGGTGGATTCGCACCTTCAGCGGAGCCTACCCCGGCATGATCTACTTCAAGCGTTCAGCGATGGAGGGGTACAACAGGCCACGCAAGGACCGCATCTACTTCACGATCTCCAGTCCGGGCGCGGCGGCGACGGGCGTTTCGGTTGCTGCAAACTCGTGGGGGGCCAGCAACCGCCGTGACGGCGTGGATGGCCCCGGGCAACTCATGGGAATCGTGGATGTGGACGGGGCAGCGGTCCTGCTCTATCGGAACCGCATCGGACTGTTCGTGAACGAGCGCGGCAGCAACACTGGCGAGGACTTCGACTACCGCATCAAGACGATCAATGGCAGGCACGGGTGCGTGTCGCCGTGGAGTGTCGTGACGGTGGCTGGGTGCGCGGTGTACGCGACGGCCATCGGCATCAAGGCGGCGGACAAGTCGCGGCGCGAAATCCTTCTCTCCAGCGAAATCTACCAGCCAGCGCGCAGCCTTGGCGATCTCGCCTATGAGCTTCCGCTGTGTGTGGCGGCGGCGGCGCAGGACTCGTACAACTGCTGGATGGGTGGGGTCGCGTGGGGCAGTCGGCTGGTTTACTCGTACCGCAGGGAGGCCAACGTCTACGGCTTCATCGTGTACGACTTCTCCACCGGCATGGACCAGCTTGGCATCGAGGCGCTGGCGAACCCCGAGACGCGCTCGCCCTATGGCTGGAGTACGATGTGCCAGTTGGACAGCGAGATCGACGCCTTCGGGCCGAGGGCGATGGGGGCGGTCGAGGCTTCTGGCGGAACGCTCTTGTACGGGGCGATCAACGACAACTCGGGAGTGACGGATGGCCGGATCGACCAGATGTTCACCGGGGACACGGACAACGGCGTGTCGATCATCGGCTCGTTCTCGTCGCGGCGCGTGCTGGCTGATCCGGGGATGCGGTTCGTGGCGATGGGGGCGACGGTCCTGCATCGGGTGGGCTACGCAAGCACCGAACTGTCGGTGATTCGGACTGACACCGGGTCGGCGGCGGACACGGCGAGCCTGACATCGAGCGGGTCGAACGAGTTGAACTACGAGCGGCTCCAGTGGGAGCAGGTGGCCCGCTCGCCAGCGAAGCTGTTGCAGGTGTTCTACTACGACAGCCAGTCGAGCACGGGCGGCATCGTGTTCAAGATCGACCAGGGCGCAGAAATCTTGCAGAAGGTGGGGGACTAGGCGATGGACGAGTACACAGACGAGTACGGCGACCCCATCAACCCCCGCAAGGCTGGTGGTCGGGGTACGGGCTATGCACCTCCCGGCGGCCAGTCGCCAGGCCCCGGCGGCGGCTTCGGTGGCGGTTTTGGTGGAACGGGCTTCTTCGGGGCTTCTGCGCCGGTTTCAGAGGCGTATGGCGGCCGGTTGCGCCGCAAGGTGGTGATGGGGCCGAACGGTCCGGTGCCGGTGAGCTTTTCGCCGATGACGAGTGACACGGTGCCCGCGATGCTGACGCCGGGCGAGGGTGTGTTGAACACTGGCGCGATGGCGGAGCCGGGGATGGAGGACTTCTTGAACGGAGCGAACCAGCGGGGGATGCAGCGCATGGCCGAGGGCGGCGTGGTGCCCGGTGGCGGCGAGGACGTGCGCGGGCTGCTCATGGCGCTCCTGCCGGTGCTGTTGGGGATCGGCGAGCAGCCGGAGGTTGAGCCGCAGGGCTTCGCGTTCGGCGGCATGGTGCCGGGGCAGCGTGGCGGGTTTCATACCAATCGGTTGCCCGGCAACCGGCTGCCCGGCGCTCAGCAGCCCCGGAGTCGTCCGCCGTTCCTCGGCTCCCCGCCGACGCAGATTGCGCCGCCGGGTGGCCTGACGGCCCCGACGACGATAGGGCCGCAAGACCCGTGGGGCGACATTCCGTTCGCGCCGGGCAGCCCGAATGCGGGTGACGAGGCGATGCAGCGCATGTGGAAGATGCTCCAGCAGTACGGGCAGTTCGGGTCGTTCTCGCCTGAGGGCAGTGCGGCCCTGCTCGACTCGTTGCGGACGGAAGCGACGGGCAACGCGGATGCTCTGCGGAGGCGGGCGGCGCTGAACGCTGACGTGAGTGGCTTGGACGCCGGGCAGCGCGGGAGTTACGCGATGCAGACGGACCTGAACACGCAGGGGGATGTGGCGAACATCCTGAGCGGGGCGAAGCGCGGGCAGTTGGAGGGCCAGCAGAAGTTCGGGCAGGAGATGCTGAGCAAGTACTCGGACGCGCAGATTCAGCTGTGGCTGGCGCAACTTGCGAAGTGGATCGGGGGTTGACGGTGAACGCGCAGGATTGGGTGCGCTACTTCGCCAGCCGCCAGCCGGAGCGCAAGGCGGACTGGCTGGACACGGCCGCCGGGATTCTCGGCGGGGGCGTCGGCATGGTGGCTGGCGGCCCTGCCGGAGCGGTGGCCGGGTACGGCGCGGGCCGGGCGATTGGCGGGGCGGGCGAGAACGCGGTGAACGGGCAGATGAGCATTCAGGACTTGATGGCGCTGCTGAGGGCTGGGGCGTCCGGGGCCGGTGCGGTCGCGCCGTTCAACATCGGCGGGAACTACGCGGCTGGCGGGACGGTGACGAGCACGCCTTCGCCCGAGGCGCTGGCGCTCTTGAAGCAGTTCTTGGAGACCCGGCTGGGGGCCACAAATGCCCCAGGATCGGCTTCCGACCCCTACCTCGACAAAACGCCCGTAGACCTCATGGGAAAGCCCCCAGCGCAGCCGCAAATGGCTCAGGCTAGCCATCCCGGCTGGGAGGCGTTTGCGACTATTGCTGGGGATGTGCTGGGCAAGTTGCCGGGACCGCGCCCCAGCCCAGGCCAGAACAAGACGATTGGGGCGTACATGCCTGCGGCGGGGGCGCTAGTAGGCGGAGTCCCGAAGTACGCGGCTGACAAGCGCGCCGAGAAGAACAAGTTGGCGTCGGAGGACTACCTCAACAAGAGCAAGGAGTACCAGCGCGGACTGACGGATGTTCAGGTGGCGCTGATCCGGCGCAAGATGGGCGCGGACGGGGCTGAGGAACTGAGTCCGGAGCAGTACGAGTCGCTGGGGGTTCCGAAGGAGTATCGGACCACCGCTGGATACAAGGCGTGGATTGCCAACCGTTCGCGCGGAGACTCCAACATCGGGCGGCTGACGCTGGCGGCCCGGACGAACAAGGACATCTCGCAGTTCCCCGACGTGCGCGACTCGTACCTCCGCATCAGCGACTCGGCGGCTGAAGGCGGGAAGACTGGGCTTTCGGACATGGCCCTGGTGTTCTCGTTCATGCGAGTGCTGGACCCCACGTCGGTTGTGCGAGAGGGCGAGTACGAGCGGGCGGTCAAGACGGCTGGAATCCCGGCATGGGTATGGTCGGCGTACCAGCGCGCGGCGAGCGGTAAGTTCCTGCACCCCGATCAGCGCGCCGACATGGTTCGGCTTGCGAGCCTGTACTACAACCGCAAGCGGGACGCCTACCGCAATGCGCGCGAGTGGCTGGACAAGTTGGCGGCGCAGTACGGGGTTGACCCCTCGTTGGCGATCCCGAACCTTGAGAAGCGCGGCACGCAGATCGCGCCGGTTGACCCGACGGTGCCCGATCAGAGCGGCGAGCGCGACAAGGACGGCTACCTTGTGCCGCCCACTGGCGCGACTTCGGCAGGGGGGCAATAGCGATGGCTAGGAACATCGTCAAGACCCTCCGGCACCCGGTCAGCGGGGTTGAGTATCGCTTCCCGATCAGCAACGCCAAGGACTACGAGCAGTACAAGAAGTACAAGAAGGACTGGCAGCCGCGCACCGCGAAGATGGAATCGGACATCAAGAACCTGCCGCTTGAGGTGTCGTCCGAGGATGCGATGCTGAATCCCGGCGGCCTGACGACTGGCGAGCAGTTGCGTCTGGCGGCCCCGAGCATTGCGGCGACGGTTGCGACTGGGGCGCTTGGCGGTCCGTGGATGTCTGGGGTGCGGTATGCGCCACTGCTCCGTATGTTGGCGGCTGGCGGCGCTGGTGCAGCCGCGTCGCCCATTGCTGGCACCAACCCGATGGATGAGGCGGCCACACAGGCGATGGCCCAGGGTGCGGGCGAGGCGATGGGCGGGCTGAGCGCAGCGGCCGGGCGCGGGTTGCAGCGCAAGGTGTTCAATACCGACCCCGTGCTGAATGAGAGCTTCGGTGACATCGGCGGCGTGGCGTCGCGCGAGCGCATTGGCGTCAGCAACCCGAGGACGATTTCGGAGGGTCCAGAGCCGGGCGGGATTGGCGAGAAGGCGCTGGGCAACTTTCGGCCGGTCACGGGGAGTCAGGCGGCGAGCTTTGAGTTGAACAAGATTCGCCCCCGCATCGAAGCGACGCTCAACAAGGACGCAACGCAGCACGACGTTGCCCAGGTGACGGAGGAAGTCCGCAGGCGGTTGTGGAAGAAGTTGGGCCGTCGTCCGCAGCGTGCCGAAATCCTCAACGAAGTTGATGGGGTTATCAAGGGCATCCGGGCGGAGAATCCTGGTGTGTGGGACAACCTGTCGGCTTGGGAGAAGAAGCAGGGCGCGCAGGAAGTCTCGGTTGACCTGTTGCAGAAGCGTGCCAAGCCTTCGGTTGGAAACGCGGCAGCCGACAATCGTGCCGATGCCGAGCAGTTGGTGAACGCCGAGTTGCAGGCGGTACTGAACCAGCGGCTTGCGAAGGTGCCCGGCTACACGGCGCTGAACAACCGCTACCGCGAACTGACTGGCGTGCAACGGGCAGCGAAGGCGGCCGAGGTTGGCCGGGACGCGACGGCCTCGCCGCGAGCCGTGGCGGGTGGTGGAGCGCCGCGCGTGGCGTTCAACCCTCTGGAGTGGCTGTCGCCGCAGCAGATGACTGGCATCGGTCGGACGATGGAGCACCCGGTGACGCAGCCCGCGCTCCAGAACGTCCCGCGCGCCCTGATGGAGCTTCTGCGCCGTGGGGAGCCGTGGCAGACGCCGATGGACCTTTTCAAGCAGCGCGAGGTGGAGCAGGGGCTTCGGGAGAAGAACCGTTGACCCGCCGTGTCCGCACATGGCCCTTCTGGCCCATCTTTGGCGGCCGGACGACTCCGAGGCCGTCCGAGGGGGAGAAACGCGATCCTGGGGCATCCTTGGAGGTTCTAGGGGCTATGCCGGAGGGGGCCGAGTGACCGCCACCACTGGCATGAGGCAGCGTCATGTCCCGCAAAGGTCAAGCAGTTCGGCGTCGGGGCAGCGGCAGCAGGACGCCCCGGCGGGGGTTGGGATGGGCGGGACGGGGGCGCGGACGGTGGCCGAGGCAGCCGCCAACCTGCGGGTGCCGACGCTGGCTGGGGACAACACGTTCACGGGCGATAACACGTTGAACGGAAACACGACCTTCAACGCCCCCACCACCTTCGACGCCTCCATCGAGTCAACCCATAGTGGTGAGGACACGCTCGCCAACCTCATCTGCGGCTATGTGGACACTGGCGGAGTCCTCGGGGTAGCGCGCGGCCTCATGCTGCACTACGTCGCCAAGACGGCTGACTATCCACTAACGACAGACGATTGTGTTGTGAACGTGACCGCCAACTCTCCGACCCTCACCCTGCCTACCGCAGTCGTGGCCAGCGGTGGTGGCTCAATGACCGCCGGGACGGTTTACATCATCAAGAACTCGGGTGCAGGCACGATCACGCTCGCGACGACTGGCGGGCAGACCATCGACGGGGCCGCGCCGGGCACCATCGCGGCGGGCAACTCCCTGACGCTCGTCTCCACTGGCGCGAACTGGATCATCGTATGAGCCACTTCCGCACCGTCCCGACGGCCAACCTCGGCTCCGGCACCGCCGACGACACCAAGTTCCTGCGCGGCGACGGGGCGTGGGAGGCTCCTGCGGCGCAGGCGGCCCCGCACACGCACCCGACCTCGGAAGTCGTCGGGCTGGATACGGCGCTCTCTGGGAAGGCGGCCTCGCCCCACACGCACGCGCAGGCGGATGTGACGGGACTCGTCACGGCCCTGGCGGGCAAGGCGGCCGTTCCCACCGGTACTCCGGACGGGACCAAGTTCCTGCGCGACGACAACTCGTGGGCGGCTCCGGCGGGCAGCTCCGATCCGTGGACAGTGGTCAAGCTCGCGGGCGACTTCGCTACCTCCAGCGCGACGGCCGTGGCGGTGACGGGCATGAACTTCGCCCCGGCGGCTGGCAAGACGTACATGGTCGAGGTCTACATGCTGCTGCGGACGGCGACGGCGACGGTGGGGCCGCGTCCGGGATGCTCGTGGCCCTCGGGGCTGACGGACGGCGTGGCGTTCCTGCAAACGACCAGCGCGGCCGGAACCATCGTCATGCAGAACGGCAACATGGCCGGGGCGGTGCTCGGCCCCGTTGGCGGGCTGCCGACGACGACCGGATCGTGGCCCGCGCAGATGCAGGTGCAGATGATCGTGGGCGCATCGCCTTCGGGCGTCTGGCAGTTGAACCTCGCTTCGGAGACGGCGGGGACAAACGTGACGATGAAGGCGGGCAGTTTCTTGCGGTACAGGCAGGTCTAACCAAGGCCCGAACGGGCAGGAGGACAGATGAAGAAGGCAATCGCAATCGCCCTGCTCGGGGTACTCGCGGCGGGCGCGGCCCTCGCGCAGACGGCGGGCACGAACACGGTCGAGCGCAACGGCTACTACTTCAACGCCAAGACGGGCCAGCAGACGAACTCGGACGGGCACGCGCTCACCGACGACACTGATCGTGACCGGGACCACATTCTCGCTCCCACACTGATCTACTCGGGGACCATCGCTGGCGGGGCTGCCGACACGACGGACATCGTGGACCTCTCAACCTACAGGAGCGTGGCGCTGTTGTTCCAGGTTGCGAGCAATAGTGTCAACGACTGGCTGCGGCTGGCGGTGAACCCGCGCTACAACCTCGCTGGCATGTCCGACTCGCTTTCGCTGTTCAGCTTGCCCGCACTTGCCAACGACGACTCTACGGCGGTCGCCGGGGCCGCGCTGCGGACATCTGTGGCGTCGTCTGCGGCCTGTGGGGCTGGTGAGTTCCCGGTGACTATCCGCATTGCCACGAGCGACGCGGCTGGCGTTTCGCTGCCGCAGGGCAAGGTCGTGTTCCTCACGGTGCCGTCCGGCTTCGTGTGGCCCGCGCGGTGCTCGTTCCGGCTTCGCAACATCGGGCGCGAGGGCACGGCGGTGACGCCGACTATTCGCGTCTGGGTCATGGGGACGGCCAAGTGAAGAAGCTCCTTTTTGCTGTCCTGCTGCTGCTGACCGCCGCCAGTGCGGAGGCGCGGCAGGTGACGACCGACCTGCTCGTTGTCCGGCTCAAGAGCCAGAAGGCTGCGGGCGCGACGGCTGGTGTCGCCGACCTCCTGCAAGGCGAGTGGGTCCACGAGAACGTCAAGGCCATCCTGAACGAATGGAAGGTTGACCACGTCGTTTACGACGGCCACATGCTGCCTACGGGCAAGAACGAGTGGCTGCGGACGGGCCGTGTCGTCGTCGGTCCCGACACCATCACGGCGAGCGCGGTGCTGCACGAGCGGTCGTCGTCTCGCTCGGCGTCGTTCGACTACCCCGCGTACCGACCCGACTCGATGTGGATTACGCGCGTCGTGAATGGCACGCCGACGCTGCCCAGCGTCCCGCAGTTGTTCCTGCTGGAACCTGGCCCCGCAGGCGCGCACCCTGACCTTGCTGCGATGGCGTGGCGTAGAACGACCGCCTGTTCCATCGGTACCAGCAACAACACCACCGCCATTATGGGAGGCTCTGGCGTTTCACACGAGTGCGAGGGCTGTATATACTCGCCTTACGCCGACAACGTGTTCTACTCCTTCACCGGCACTACGGTTGCGGAGCTTGACCTTGCCACCGTGGGCGGCGTGCTTCCGCTGCTTGGCGTGTACGTCAACCCGCTTCCCACGACGATGCAGGAGTTGGGCAGGATGCCCGCCGACCTGATGAAAGCGCGAGCCATTGACGGGGTCGTGGACACGACTGGGTTTTTTGAGGCAGGCGCCGCCCCGTTCCGCTGGACACGCCCGGAATCGGCGATGGTGTGGAAGCGGCTCAATACCGGCTGGAACGTGCTCGACGCAGATGGTGCAACGGTGGCGGCAGCGCAGATGGTGTTTGTCAACTCCGTGCTGACGATGGCATCCGACGCTGACCCGAACCATCGTAACGGCGATTCGTTTGAGCACTCCGCCCTGTTCGTCGGCCTCGCGGCGCTGGACTCCCTGCTGGGTGGCGACTTGCTGAACAACCGCAAGACGATGGCCGTCACGGTGGACGGTGCGTTCGCGCGCTGCTCGCAGTGGAACAGCGCGGGTGTTTACCTGCCCGACTCGGCGGCGGTGAAGGCCACGGTAGATTCGCTGGTCGCCTACGGCATCCCGTTCCTGGTCGGCGTCAACATCGATTCCGTCGCGGCCTACCCCTACGAGGTGGCATGGTGGAACAAGGCGGGGGCGCGCTTCACCCCACAGGTCTGGTCTGGCGTCCACGGAGCGAACGGGGGTGCCTCGTACACAGCGAGCAAGTACACGCTGCGCGACATCCTTGGCCACGCCCGCACGCGGCAGGCGTATGGCCCGGCTGACGGCGAGGCGGCCGACACGAGCGTGTACGCGCAGTTGCGCTACGCCTTCGCTCGCTGCGACAGCATCTTTGGCACGCGCTCCAGCCGATTCCTGCTGCCGCCGCTGGATGATTATGTGCCGACGAACACGACGCTGGCCGACTCGGTGCTCATCGCGGCTCGGCTCGCGGGTGCCACGGGCGTCCGGATCGCCGGGCAGGACACGCTACGCCGTTCGCTCCAGACGACGAACGTGCAGGGCGACTACTTCGGCGGCCTCAAGCTGCGTGCCCACACGGGCGAGTACGTCACGGGTGGCTCGCGCATCATGGCGGTCCCCGGCGGCACGGACTTTGTCGGCTCGGGCTTCTTTGTCGAGGACTCGGGCTACGCCTATCAGCCCTTCTGCCTCATCGCAGAGCGTCAGTTGACAGGACTCGTGCGTGGCAAGTGGCACGGCTACGAGACATCGTCCGGCATGCAAAGCCAGTTCCAGACCACTGGCTCGTCGGCCAACCGCAATGTGCCGTCAGCAGGAGAGGACGCTGGCGGACCCGACGCCAACCGCTATCACAACGGATGGACGATGGCCTCGCGCGCCTCCATCCTCAAGGTCGCGGCTTCGACGCTCGGTGGCACCACCTACGTTGCCGACCTGAAGCAGCCCGGCGCGTGGGGAAGCACGGGCAACCCGACACGTCCGGGCTGGTGGGCCATCCGCGCCAGCGATGGCTTCCGGCGCGTCGTCAACGCCGTGGCTGGCCGCACGCTCATCAGCTGGGGTTACCCGGAGAACATCGAGAAATGAAGCGCCTCGCGCTCGCCCTGCTGCTCCTCGCCACGCCCGCCTGGGGCGGCACCTACTGGGTGTCGCCTGTAGGCAACGCAGCGAACGATGGCAGCGACTCCACCAAGAACGCCAAGACGCTGGCGTGGGCCAACGCCTACGCTACGGCAGGGGACACGATCTACCTCAAGTCGTCGTTCGGGATCGAGACGGACACGACTGGTGGCGGAGGCATCCCGCAATACAACCAGCCGATCAGGCCGACGCATGGCGGGTCTAGCAACTCGGCGCGCATCTGGTTCATCGGGGACGTAAACCATCCGGGCAGCAGAAAAGTGACGTATGTCGAGCTGGACACGGTGGCTGGGTGTACTGGCTACGTCAGCGTTTACGGTGTGCGGGCAGAAAAGACAACGGCCACCAACGGGGGGCTGATTTTCCGTGGCCGTCACGCCACCTACGACAGCGTGGCGTACTGCAAGATAGATGGAAAGCTCGATGTTTTCGGCCGCAACTACAGCACGATCTGCCACTCGGTGATAAACGACGGGCTGCCGTGGCCGCGCTCTGGCACTAACCAAACCATGTCCGATCTCGTGAACATCACCAACGGGATGCAAACCGGAGACCTGTCCGTTGTTCAGGCGCTGCCCGACTCGATGAACGGCTGGCTGCACGGGTTTACGTTCACCGACAACACGGTCAGGTCGAGCATTGGCCTCGGGCGTAGTGGCAACGCCATGACTGTCAGGCTGGTGAAGTCCAGCACGTTCGCCCGCGACACGTTTTACCTCGGGTCAGTGCTGGTTCCGCCCAGCGGCTCGTCAGACGCCCACCTGAACACATGGTACTTGTGCCAGGACAACGACGTTACCGACTGCGTGTTCTACGGCAAGGCGGACGGGACGTACTCAGTGTTTTACCTGCTCAACGTGCGCGACTACCAGATCGGGAATCGGTGGACGCGAAACAAGTTCATCGAGGACGAGGATTCCGCCAAGCCGCTCAAGGTGGCGTTTCTGACAGCCGGAGCATCCGATCCGGGCGACCGCAACAACACTTGGACCGGCAACTTCGTGCGCGTTCGCGGCCTTGTGGAAATCGAGACGGCCTCAAAGGGCGAGATTCACCAGTTCAACACCTATCTCACGCAGGACGAGTTTTGGTTTGGCGGCAACGTGACGACGGCACGCGCCGACAGCCTCATCTTCCGTCACAACACGCTCGTGAACTTCAACCAGGACGCGGAGGCGATGAAGCGCGAGTACAACATCGACTCCACGAAAGCGAGCCGGATCAACAGGAACATATTCGCTGGCCTGAAGTATTCCCCCACCTCGTCGCACATTGGCAACCCGACTGCGTATGGTCACTACGCCATCAATGCTTTCGGTACGGCCGACGAGGACAGCAACCTGTTCTGGTGCCACTTGCAGGACTCGACGCTGGCGGTCAGGGGGTTCACCTACGGCCCCTCTACGCCCAGCGGATTCAACCTGCTGACAACCAGCGAGAAGGCGTCGCGTTACGGCAACCCAATGTTCGCGGACACATCGTGGGCGACGTTCAATGGCTACCCCAACGACACGTCCATCGCCATCAGCCGCGACTTGTGGGGTGGCAATGACTGGTTCGTTGGGGCGCAGGGTCCACCCGTGCTGGTCGCTGGCGACAGCATCGCCCCGGTCGTGACCATTTCATCGCCAACCGATTTGCAATCGTTCGCCATTGGCGAGGTGTGCGACATCGCGTGGACGGCATCTGACGCCGTTGGCGTTGTGCGCGTCGATATCGACCGAAGGCCGATTGGCCCAGCCGTGACGTGGTATACGGTCAAACACGACATCATCACGGACGTGACCGACGGCTCATGGTTCTGGACAGTGGCAAACACGCTGTACACGCGAACGCGCATTCGTGTGCGCGCCCACGACGCCGCTGGCAACATAGGCGAGGATTACGTGGACATCGTTCACCCGTGTACCCCGTGTGCTGACGACGACCCCTACTACGAGGTGCCATAGGCGATGGCTGGCTTCCTCAAGGACAAGGTGCTGTTTGAGCAGCCGCCCGAGTTGCTGCTGGCGTTGACGCTCTATGGCGAAGCACGCGGGGAGACAGCCCCCGGCAAGCGGGCGGTGGCGTGGGTGGTGCGGAACCGCATGGAGCGCGCGGCGGAGTGGATGGCGAACAAGGGTCGCCAGCACCCTCTATTCGGCGACGGGACCGTGGCTGGCGTGGTCCTTCGCCCGTGGCAGTTCTCGTGCTGGAACAAGGGCGACCCGAACCTTCACCGGCTGCTGGAGATCGTTCAGACGGACGGCGAGAGCGCCGGAGCTGGCCTGTGGGCGGTCCTGCGGGCTGTGGCGGCGGGCGTGCTGGCGGAGCCGCCGGAGTGGTCTGACCCGACGTTCGGGGCGACGCACTATTGCACGGTGGCCCTGTGGGACACGGACGATCCGAAGGCGTGGTACGGCAACGCGGAGATTGCATCGGGCAGGACGCGAGAGACTGTTACCATCGGCAACCATGTATTCGCGAGGGCAGCATGATGAGGGTCTGCAACAAGTGTCTGTGGCCGGTGGCGGTGGCATCCTTCGCCATGACCGTATCACTGATGGTGGCTCGTCCGGCGTGGGCTGAGGCAACGCACACGGGCATGACGTTCTCGTGGACGCAGGTGATCGTGCTGGTCGGCATCGGGGCCGCCTGGGGCGACATGAGGCGGCAGGTAGCGGACCTCCGCAAAGACTTCGACGATCTCCGCAAGAAGGGGGTGTGAGCGTATGGACCTGAGCGCGCTGAATGGCATCCTTGGCCTGACAGGAAAACAACTGGTGATGGCGGGTGTCTTTGTGACCGCCATTGGTGTTGCTGGGCAACAGTGGAAAGCACCCAAGTCCGTCGCAACGTGGAAGGTGCAGTGGTTGATGGTTTTGTCGTGCTGGGCAGCGTGGGCGCTCACCAAGCTACCCGAACCCGGACACATCCACGAGTGGCTGGGAGCGGGCACTGTGTTCTGTATCGCATCGCTCGGCGTTGCAAGTGGTGCAGCCGGATTCGGGCTGGCCCCCAAGACGGACAGCAAGCCGTGAAGCGGGCGGCTCGCTTTACTAGCGGTTCACGCAACTCAACTGGCTTGAACAAGGAGGTCTGGATGCGGTATCTGAAGATCGTCGTTGTCGGTGTGGTGGCGGCCATCGTGGCGTTTGCGGCGTTTGCCCCGGCGGCGCGGGCGGCGGAAGGCGACCAGCCCTTGCTGGCGCTCGACCGCCTGACGTTCGCGGGTGGGGTGAACTACGCCTGGCACGCTGCGCCGATGGAGGACTCGGCCCCGGTGCCTGCGTTCGGCAAGGAGTGGGAGGCGGGGCTGTATGCCGCCTACAACCTGACGCCGAAGCTCTCGCTGGCCGGGTCGAGCGTCTACGGCTTCGACAACAAGATGGTGGAGACGCGGGTGGGCCTGCGGGTCCGGTTCGGGCGGGGTGAGTAGCGATGGCGCGGGCGGCGAAGGCGGCGACCCCGCCGAACGAGCAGAACACGTCGGATGCGATGGCGATGCTGAAGGCGCGCATCCTGGCAGAGATGGCGAAGATTCCGGGGCTGGTGCCCGGGACGCAGGTGTGGATTGACGCGCTGGAGAGGCGGATCAACAACGCCATCGACGGCACGTTCGTGCTGCAACTGAAGAACGAACTGCTGGTGGAGCTGCCCCGGCTGGCGACGGGCGGCAAGGGGCCGGTCACGCGGGACGACACCGACCTCGCGTAGCACGCGGATGGTTCCCGCTCACGGGCGGGGATTGCCCCCGAGTGGACCAGCGAAAGCCCCTGCTCGGGTCTTGTAGCACCCCGGCTTCCGTGCACGGCGGCCGGTACATCCTCGGGGTGGCGGGTATATATACCTAGCCACCCCGAGTTGCTGTCTGCGCGACATACGGGGTCAAGTTAGCCCCGTGTGGCGAAACATCGTCACTTGTGCACAAGTGCAGATGTTTCGTAACAGTGACGCCCCGGTGGCCTGCTCGGTCGCCGGGGCGCTCTGTGTCACTCACGCAGATTCGAATCTCCTTTTGTGCTGCGCCGCCTTGCGCGGGCGGGTGCTAGCGGACCTCCGCGAGTATGGCGCACAGGCGCGTGACTTCCTCCGGGGAGTGCGCGACCCCGGCCATTCGCTTGATGAGTTTGGCCCGTTCGTCCCGGCGGCGGCAGAAGTGTACCGCCTCGGCCACGGCGTCCAGATCGCACCAGCGACTCCCCAGTGCGAGGCAGTCGGTCCACTCCTGCCGGACCATGACGGCCCCGAAGCGGGCGGCGGCCTCCCCACAGGCGAGGTACCCGAACAGGTCGATCACGTCGGCCCACGGGAAGTTGGCCCGCAGGTCGGCGAGCATGAGCCGGTGCAGGTCGCAGTTCATGTCCGACGCCCCGACCGACACTGACGGATTGGCAGCCCCGGCGTACCAGCCGAGGAGGGTGCCAAGGTAGGCGCGGCAGGCGTTGCGGCGTTCCTCGTGCCACCACTCGTCGTCGGCGGCGGAGAAGCCCCTCAGGCGCTCAAGGATGCCCCCAGACGGGCTTTCGGGCAGCCACACGGCCTCGGAGTCGGGGGCGGGTGCCGAAAGCGATCCTGGGGCATTTACGGAGGTCACGCCCTATCCTCCTTCCATGACCGCATCACTCTCAGCAGGGCTTCTTGGTGCTCGGACGGGCTGGAGCCAACTGGACAGCCGGAGAACAGGCTGAGCCTGGCCTCGATGGAATAGAGGCGCTTGAGTTCGGCCACGACCGAATGCATGGCCTCAAAAGGCTCCTTCTGGCTCATAGCCGCCCCTGCGTGTCCACCACCCAGCGGAACAGGCGATGCATGGAGGCCGACATCGGGCGCGTCAGGTCGCCGTCCAGCCACCACCAGAGCTTGCGGACCTGCTTCCGGCGGCTGCGCTTCATCATCGAACGCCTCCAGCGTGCCGTACTCAGCTTCGACTAGGCGCTTCACTTCTGCCACCCCGGCCACTGGCCCTTGCGGCAGACGAGTGCGATCACGGCGTACACGGCCAGGTCGCGCCACGCATCGTCCACGCTCTCGTCCGGCATGTCGCCCGTCCCCTCGACGTAGTGCCGCCGCAGCCGCGCCAGCTTGTCGTGGCAGCGCACGAGCACCCCGAAGTCGCCGAAGGCCGCGATGTTGCCGGGACCGTACTTGCGCTGGCGGTCCCAGAACAGGGCGTACAGATCGTTGAACTGGCGAGAGATGGCAACGTGCAGTGCGTCGTACTGGTAGTCCTCGGCAGCAACACTACCGAGGCCAACGCGCTCAGCCTGCCGCTGGTAAGCAAACGCCCCCGGCTCGCCATCGGGTATCACCGTCTCCGGACGCCTGTCCGTGTAGGCGACCTGCCCGATCTCGCCCCCCTGCCCACACGGCACCTCTGTCCGCGTGTTCTGGCCCCACGGATGAGCGGAGCGTGTTGTCTTGTCAGCCACCTCGCCTCCCCCTACTGCGCCGCGATCACGCGGTCGCCGTACAGTGTCTTGCCGCCGATGATGTGGGCCGTGTGCAGCGAGAACCGCTGCCCGCCCGTGAACGTCCCATACGCCAAGCCCTGCTGCCAGTCAGGAACCTGTCCCGCCATGTACTCCGGCTCTAGCGAGCACAGGCACCCCGCTTCGGCCCACTTGTAGAACCCGCCACGGTTCGTCAGGCTCACTTCCCCGATCCGGTGCGTGTGCCCGCTGCACCCGCTCGTCCCCTCCCGCTGCAACTCCGCCGTCGCCGTGTAGCCCGCCCGGCTCCTGACGTAGTGCCCGTGCTTGAACGTCAGCGCCTTCACCCGCAGCACCCCGGACTCGTAGTAGCGGATGCCGTAGTCCGCCACCCGCAGCAGGCCCGGCACGCTCATACCCTGGAGCTTGATGATCGCCGCCCCCGGACCCCAGAGCCAGCGCGTAAGGCGGTTCTCGTGGTTGCCCTCAAGGTAGACGATGCGGGCGTGCCTAGCAGAACGTCGCACGCCAGCAAGAAACTTCTTGCCCGCATCGATGTCGTCCTGTAGCCCAAGTGCCCGAGCAGGATTCTTGTCAAAGCGGGATAGCTGGTAGAAATCCACAACGTCTCCGCCAACCACGACGAGAGACGGCCGGTGTGCTCGGGTGAAGGCCAGCGCGCACTCCGCCGCCTCCCAGTCGCAGAACGTCCCGTGCGGGTCCGGCAGGTAGACGAATCGTGTCGCTTGCGGGCCTTCACCTGGCATCACCCCTCCCTCAGCGCGGACAGTTGCTTGAGCCACCACGCCTGAACGCGCGGGCGGCCCGTGATCCAGTGCATCAGTTCCGGCTCGGCCACGCGCTCGATGATCGACTCCTCCCACGTCCCGAACGCCGCCAGTTCGCCCGGCAGGGCCAGGTGGATGAGTTCGTGGAACAGGACGCGCAGGGTGTAGAAATCGTCGTGGCCGTCCGGCAGCGTGATGACGTGCTTGCCAGCCTCCATCGTCGTGCAGGCGAGTGTCGGGCGCTTGAGCTTGCCGAAGCGCACGACGGAGTTGGCGAACAGGAGGCGCAGGCGCTTCTCGACGGCGGGGGTGGTCAGCATCACTCCCTCGCCTTGCGCTTACGGCGGGGCCGCTCGTCAAACATCGCCGGTTCGCCCTTGCCGGTGGCGCACACGCCGCGCCCGGCGTCGATCACGACGTAGATGTGGAGAGTGAGGGTTTCAAGTATCCGGCGCTTCAACCTCCAGACAGCCGTCGCCATCCCCTTGACCTCGTGCCACTCCACCCCCGTGGGAGTCTCGACGCGAAAGTCGACATTCAGGCGCACCAACTCGTCCCCGCTCACCTCATCCCACACCTTGATCGCCTTAGGGTGGTGCTCCCACTTGCCGATGAACTTGGCCTTGCGGCGCTTCTCCAGCCACTCGGCGTATCGGTGCTCGGCCATGCTGTCGAACTTGCACCGCTGGCCGCCCACGACGGCCTCGTGGCGGTTGGCGTTGTGCTTGTTCGGGCGGGTCATCTCGGAGGCCCGTATGCGCGCACGTACTCGACGCGCTTGTTGTTGACGAGATACACGGCCAGCGGCCATTCATCTCCGGGGCGATCTGCGCCACAACTCGGGCACACGTTTGGATGTTCTGGATACCTTCGCCCAATGAGGGCTACCACGCCAAGGCACTTCGGACACGACCAGCTTGTTTCGTATCGCGCACTCATTCCTTCCCCCACGCGCGCCGCAGCATCCGCTCGCCAACGTCCCACGACAGCAGCACGGAGTCGTGCAACGCCGTCAGCATGTTCAGGAACAGCACGATGGCGAACAACGTCAGGGTCGCCACCACGGCGAATACCGTCATCGCCACGCCCGTCACCGCCCGCATGGTGCTCAGTCGCATCCTAGCCCCTCCCTTCGCGCCCGCTAGAGTCTGTCCAGGTGACGCCCACCTTGCCGCTGCGGCCTCGCGGCTTGTACCCGTCGCTCAGGTAGTCGTTCAGCATCTCGGGAGACATGCGAACAGGCTTGGCATCCAGCCGCCGCAGCGCCCGCTCCTCGCGCTTCGCCATCTCCGCCACCCGCGCCTTGGAGGCGTTGTGCATGCCGAGCTTCTTCTCCGCCCGCGCCGCCTTCTGGCATGCGACGTACAGGGCCGGGTCGAGCAGGTCGCCGCGCCTCGCCTGGGCGTTGACAGCGCAGGTGGGGCACAAGCCGCGCACGACCTCGCTGCCATTCGCCGCGCCCCCCCTGACCATGAAAACCCGGCGGCAAGCCCCGTTCACGCACGCGCGCTCGTGGTAGATGATGCGGGCATTCTTCGGGCGCGTCTTGCGCTTGGTGGCCACTAGCGGCGGCCCCCGACGCACTTGCGGCCGCCAGGCAGGCACTTGCGGCACGAGGGGCAGAACTCGCTCTCCCCGAACTCGCGCCAGAACTTACGCCTGCACATGACGTTCATGCACGCCCACTCCTGCGGCCAACCGTTCCGCTCGTTCGCCTCGTCCACGTCGTAGATGATGGCGGGGTCCAGCGCCTCCTGCCGCTTGTAGGCACGGAAGGCCCGGCGGCTGCGTTCACCCATGACTCACCACGGCGCTTCCTCCGCGATGCGAGTTGGGGGCGTCGGGTCTAGCTTGGCCGCGCCGAAGCCCGAACCAGCCGGATTGCCGCTCGCCCCTTTGTTCCTGATCCCGTACAGCGCACGCCCTGCGCGATACACCGCCAAGGCCGCGTCGAACAGCTTGAGTCCCACCGCCCGCTCCTCGCCCGTCAGGACATAGGACTGGCCGGGGTCGCCGTCCTCCTTGCCAATGCGCTCCACGGAAACTACGTCGATGTGCCCTACCCCTACCTCCTCGCACATCTCCGCATATGCCGCAACCTGAGCGAACACCTCGGGGTACGGCCACCCACGCGACGCCTTACTCGTCTTGAGGTCCTTCAACTCCAAGCCACCGTCCGGCCTGCGAGCAATAATGTCGGCCGTGCCACCCACCTGTCGGCGCTCGGAAACCATCTGGAGTTCACTGTGGACGATTGACAGGCCCTCGCGCACCCACACGTCCTGAAAACGAGCAAAGCCATTCAGGCTCAGGCGCAACAGGTCAGGGTCAAGCCCTTCTTCGTCCAGCACCATCCCGTGCAGAAACGCCTCACAGCGGGCGTGGGCCACCGTGCCAATATCGGCCGACCGGCCTTTCTTCACGTCAGCGGCCCACTTCTCGCCAAGAAGCTCCGACAGCGACAGCAGCGGGTTAGCGGCAACGGCGGCAACGCAGGACAAAACGTGCCGCCGCTCCATGTCCGCGTACCAGCCACGCAGCGCCGCCTTGTCGAGAACGCCCAAAACCGACGTTACGCCGGGCAGGCGAGTCCCCGCCGCGTTCTTGTAGACCTGGTGAGGCTCCTTCAGGTCGATCTTCCACAAGCCCCCAGGATGCCCTAGGACTGGCGATCCTCCCACGTCCGTACGAAACCATTCGTCGGGGCGCGTTTGCCCTTCCTGCGCCATCCTTGGCGCTCTGGCGCGGCCTTGCGCCCGGGGCCGTCCTGCCCCACCGCTGGCGCTCCCTGCTCCCCGGCGAGTTCCCACTGTTCGGCTAGCCTCCTCGCTGCCCTTTCAGCGTCAGAAGGGAATGACTGGCTGTGTCTCAGTAGCAACAGGCGCAGCAGCGGGAGCGGAAAAGGGGTCACCCCCATCGAACAGCCGCTCCATGTCGAATCCAGCTGCCACCAAGTCGTTGAATGCCCCGGCGGCCTCAACGTCCACCGCCGACTTGGGGCTCGGGGACACAGCGTACTTCGTGTCCAGCCCCTTGCCGCTGCGCTCGATGGTCAGGTCGTACCCGAGGGGGCTGCCCCACTCCGGGTTGCGGGCCAGCGCCCCAATGGCCTCGCGGATACCCGCCTGCGACACCTCCCACACCTTGACCTCGTGCGCCTCGTAGTCCCAGCACGGGAAGGCCCAGAACGCCTTGGGAAGCTCCTTCTTGCCCTTGTGCGGGCCATCGTCCTTGAGCCGCCAGTTGAAGTCAGCCGGGATGTCCTTCTCGGCCCGGAAGCGCACGGGCTTGTTGTCGGCCGTCCAGGCGGTGAAGCCGGAGATGGCCTTGCCCAGCACGCGGCACTTGAACCGCTGGAACACACGCTTGGCCTTACCAGACCCCTCGGTGACTTCCATCCAGTTCTTCGGCTGGACGTAGCGGCTCGTGCTGCCGGACCGCTCGGGTTCCGGCGGTGCCCACCCGTTCTGCTCGCTCACATTCCCTCCACTTTGAAAGTTAGGTGGCGGCGCGACGGGGGCGATGGGAGGTCGCCACGTTCGTCGCCTTCGGTCGGTTCGCGACCTTCGGGGGGAGGTTCCACCGCCACGGGGCCGTTCATCGCTCCGCAACCCTCCCTACTACACCAAGACTACCGCGCTCTCATACCCTGTCAAGCAAGTTCTAGCGCACCAGCCACCAAAGTAAATCCAGCAGGCCGCCTCCGTAGCAGAGCAGGTCGAGCACGAGACATCACCTCCCGTCGAGTTCGCGTTGGAGCCGCATGATCGCGGCGTTGGCGTCGGTGATCTGGGCGCGCAGGCGTTCGTTCTCCTCCAGCGCGTCGAGCAGCGCGGCGGCGTGGTTGCGGAGGTACGCTGCCAACGCGGCTTCGTCCACGTCGTCTCCGTTGCCATCGAACCGGTACGGCCCCTCCGTCGCCGCAGCCAACAGCGCCCGTCCTTCACTCACCGAAGGTGCGGCCGCGTCCGGCCGCGTGGTGGGCGCGGTCATCGGGGCCACCGCAGCGGCGTACCCTTGTTCGGCTCCACCGCAACCGCGCGGTCATCCCACAGTTCGATCATGGCGAAGTCTTTCCGGTCAGTGACCCCCACCGCCTCCAATCCGTGCGAGTCGAGCCACGCGCGAACCTTGGCTGCTTCCTCGGGGACAGACGCACGCGCTGTCATGCACTTCACGGCCACGCCGTCCACGAGCCACTTGCGAACGCGGAACAACATTCCGGGAACAGGCTCGCCGATTGCCCCGTCCTTCCAGCCATCATAGACGGCCAGTGTCCCGTCGAGGTCCACGCCGATCCAACCAGACGCCGTCACGTCCTGCCTCCTTCCGTCAGCGCGGCCACCAGCGCCCCGAGGGCGGCGGCTTCGCGCGCGGGGGTCATGGCCGATGCTCCTGCGGCGGCAGGTTGATGCCGTCCCAGCCATCGAATCCGCCGTCGGACAGCCGCCATAGGTAGTCCGTCCCCTCGTGGCGAACGCACTTGTAGATCGGGTCGGGGCGGCCCCACAGCCACACGCTATGCCCGTACTTTTCCGCGAACGCCTCGGGGCCAATCTCTCGCGCCTCGCGCTTGAAGATGCCGAACTCGCCATCAGCCACCTGACGCATCAGGTGAGCGACATTACCCGGCAGATCGCTGCTGCTCATCCCCTGCCTCATTCCGTCAGCGCGGCCACCAGCGCGGCGCGGGCGGCTCGATACGCCTCCAGTGGGCGCAGGTCCGTGCTGTCCGCAGTTCCCGCAACGCACGCGATGACGAGCGAATTGTATTCGTCCCGCAGCGCATCGGCCGCGTCGGCGAACGCCGCGAGGGCCGTGGCCTGTTCCCCGGTGATCGCAGTCACAACGGTGTCAACGCGGGCGTCGTCGGGGAGCATCTCCCGCAGCAGCGCCCCGAGGGCGGCGGCTTCGCGCGCGGGGGTCACTTGGACGGCTCCGCGCGTGGCACAACATTCAGCGACTCCGCGAGAATCGCAAGCATCTCGCGGCACGAGATGCCGCCTACTGCCTTGAGTGCGCCATATGCCAGCAGGGCACACTCTCGATCCGTCAGCCTACGAGGTCCAGCGCATTCACCAGAAAGGACGAGCCCGGAATCCTCTGCCGCAGGACCGGACTCCGGCACGGCTGAAGGAATGTCGAACTGACCTGAAGCGTCCGCCTGCGGAACCGTGGTGGCACTCGTCTCCATCTCGTGCTTACTCATCCCCTTACCATCCTTTCGCGCCGCGCGTGTGCGAGCGGTTATCAGACAGTTTGGCCGCCAGTTCGTCGGCCCCGAGGGCGGCGGCTTCGCGCGCGGAGGTCACTCGTCCTCCTGCGTCAGCACACGCCCGTTGTCGTCGAAGCCGACGATCTTCACTCCGGTGTCGCCGTAGTTCGCCACCCACACGGGAGTCTGCGCGCCCATGTCGAAGTCGCCGCCCTTGTAGCCCTCGAACGTCTCTCCCATGCACGAGCGGCACAGGGCCAGCAGCGTCCCGGCTGTGTCATCGGTGTGGCTGGCCTCGAACGCGAGGTCACGGTAGTAGCCGCGATAGCTGTGCGGCGCGTGCAGCCCCGACATCTTCTTCTCTGGGTCCATTGCCGCCAGCGCTTCGATCATCTTGCCGAGCGTCATCTGCGACGCTGCGCGCTCGCGCTGCCAGCGCGCGTACATCCCATCCACCATCGCCTGAATGTCCATCCCCTTACCATCCTTTCGCGCCGCGCGTGTGCGGGCGGTTAGTGGCGGTTGCCCTTGCGCTCCTCGTCGCGCTCCAGCGTCACCTTGAAGCCGATCTGCGCGGCCTCGTGGTAGATCACAACCCCCTCTGGGCGCATGAATCCATCGGCGATCTTGGAACCATCAGCGCGCAGCAGCGCCAAGGCGTTGAGCACGGCGTTCGTGGTGAACTGGCCGCGATAGAGCACCGGAACGGTGGTCAGGCCATCGCACAGCGGAACGTCGCCCCAGCGGTCCACGTTGAACAGCGCGAAGCGCCGCACGTCCATCCCGTAGGTGCGCTGAATGCCGCGCCCAAACCACTCGCCGAAGTGGTAGCCGTCGCCCAGCACGCCGCGTAGCGCGTCCTTGTTCTGCTCGACCCAGAGCGCGAAGCCGAACGGGTCGGTATCCTGCGCGAGCACGCGGTTGCGCGACTGCGCCCACACGCCGTCAGGCGTCACGATGATGCAGCCGTTGGTGCCGTCGATCTTCTCGGTGATGATACACGGCCTGTTGAGGCGCGCGATCTTCGGGAACTCTTTGAACTCGGGAACCACGCTGATTCCTCCTTGCCCTCGCGGGCGGTTAGTTACTAGACCTCTCCCCGATCAGCGTCCACCGCCCCGGTACAGCCGTCCACGCCCTGCCCCATATTGCGAAGGGCCACGAGAACGACGAAACGTACAGGCTCTCCGCCACGACGTACTCACCCGGCAGCGCGTAGCCCGACCTGAACACGACGATCTGCGCGCCTGGCAGCCACGCTCCCATGTTGCGGATGTCGCGGCACCACGCCAGCCCCGAGTCCCGGCACGCCTTGCTCTGCGTGCTGTAGCCGATCTCCCAGCGGTGGTGGCCCGTGGACAGCGGCTTCGTCGTGTCGGGAACGCCGGAGAGCGGGCGTGCGTCGTGGTAGAGCGGCATACGGAAGGTGACGGTGACGCCCTGCGCCCCCGCCGTTCCCCACCACGAGGCGCACGCCAGCGCGAGCAGCAGCAGGGCGCGGCTCACGACGCACGCTCGTTCAGCAGGTCGGCAATCGCGCGGGCCACATGCTCAGTGGCCATCGGCCACGCCTTGCGCTCTCCGGCCGTGTTCTCTCGCGGTAGCAAGAACGGAATGTCTAGCAGGCTCGGCCTCTTGCTCTCGGCGCGGATATACCAGCCGTCGCGCTTCGACCGCGTTGCGTAGTAGCGCCACCTGCGGCGGCTCATGGCTTGCGCCCCCGCGACGGGCGCGACAGGTAGCGGGTGTTCCACGCATGGATCGCCATGCGCTCGGTAGGCCACACGCCCGACACAGTGCCGCACTCACCGCAGCGCACATAGGCCGTGGTACCGTCCATCGAATGCGCGTTAGCGCGTCCGCCGCAGAACGGACAGCCCAGCAGCTTCGCCAGCGCATCCGGCTTCGCGCGCTTCGGCGTGCGGGCGGTCATGGCTTCGCCTCCCACGAATCGAACACGTCCGCAAGTTCGCGCGCTTTGGTTGCCGCGTTCCCGGTCGGGTCGGTGGACATGCTCGCGAGAATCCTCAGAAGGTGTGCGAGCGACGCGATTGGCCGGCGCTTGATCCACCGACAACTTGCGGCGTAGCGAGCAAGGTCGGTGCGTTCCTCAGCCGTCATCGTGGCCGCTCGCTTGGCAAGCCGGGCCGCTGCTGCCTGTCCGCCGAGCCTTGCCAGCGCCACAGCGCCGGGGTTCTTTTCGCGGCTCACTTCCCCTCCTTCTCGGCCGCGACGGCGCGGGCGCGGATGCGGGCAGCACACTCCGGCCCAGTCAGATCATCCTTCAGTGGACCGTAGCCCTCCCACTGTCCACGGTGGCCCGGTTCGCGCATGACCGTTGCCTCGCACACCTTCGCGCACGCCTCCCGTTCTTCCGCCCGCACGGCGTCGAGCGCAGACGTGTCGAGCGGGGACGCGAGGGCGGCGGCAGCGTCTACCTCCGCAACCATCACCGCCGCCTGAGACACACTGCCCTTGTCGCGCACGCGCTTGAACAGACTGAGCATGCCCTCCAGCGCCTCCCGGAGCCGCGCCGCCTGCGCCTGCGCGAGCGCGAGGGCAGCCTGCGTGTCCTTCAACTTCCGCCGCGTGCGCTTCGCCTGCTGCTGCCGCGCAGCGCCTTCCTCGCGCAGCCCCATTGGGTCGATCCCCCAGTTCATCTCGCGTCCTCCCCTTCGAGTGCCCACGCGCGGTCGGCGGGGTTCATGTCGCTCGGGTACAGGATTTCGTCGCCGGGATCGGCCTCTGTCTCGCCGTGCACGTCCGGGTCGTACTTCACCCGCGCGGCCAGTCCGCACTCGCGCGCCTTCTCGGCCAAGTCCCAGCCGTCCTCGCTGTCCATGCCCTTGTCGGTCCACAGCCAGTCCCACACGCCGAACGCCCACCGCACGAGTGGCCGCAGGCGGGCGAGGCGGGCTTCGGCACGGTTCAGTTCATCGCCCAGCCCGTCCGCAACCTTGTTCGCCTCGTCGCGCTCAGCCTCTGCCGCCGACAGCGCCGCGCGGAGGCTGTCGAACGTGCGCTCAAGCGCAGCGGCAGTAACGGACCAACTGCCGCCGAGGCCATGCCCCAGCGCCGGATTGCCCCCTCGCATCACGCTGAGAACGCGCGCAACGGCCTCCATCGTCAGCGGCGCGCGGCCCGGTCCCGGCGCGGTCATGGCTGCGCCCGCTTGGTATCGCGGAACGCAAGGAGTAGCAGGGGGAACAAGACATAGGCGAGGATGCGCCATCCCCACCCCTCCGTAACTCGTCCGATCAGAATGACGTGGTACATGACCAGCAACCAGTACAGGGCGGTATTCACTTGCCCTCCGCTGCCCGCTGGCGGGCGTTCAGCGCATCACGCACCGCGTTCGCCTGCTGCTCTGATGCTGGCTGCATCACCATGCACACGACCGGCAGCACGCCATTCGACATCGGCTTCGTCGTGTCCTCCACGACCCACCAGCCGCCCATGTCGCGCGAGCGGTAGCGGGGCGTCGGCTCCGGCGCGGCGTCGCGGGCGTTGATATCGAGCAGGGCGTTGTACGCCGTGACGGCAGGACTGAATGACACTCCATCGAAGATTGCCTGCAACGCCTCCACCAGCGGCGTCTCCCGCTCGTGGCGCTCGCGCAGCACCGCGCGGGCGACGTTGCGATAGCCCGCGCGCGACTCGTCGTCCATGATTTCCCACTCCAAGCGCAGCGTGCTCCACGCCGAGAGTGCCGCCAACTTCCTCGCCTCGCGCTCGACTTCCGCTGCGGGCGGGTCGTACTTGCTTTCTCCTAGAGCCATTTCACCCTCCCGTTCTCAATCTTCATCGCTCCTAGCAGCGCCGCAACCTCCCGCTGCGCCACATACACCGTCTCCCGCTCCGTCGCCTGCACGAACCACTCCTTGAACACGACATCCGCCTGCGCCTCGTCCGCGCCATTGTCCAGCGCCGTACCGCGCCGCCTGCGTGCCGCCAGGAACAAGGCCCAGCGCGCCTCATCGAAGAACTCAGACATCGGGCCACCCCATCGCCTCGGCGTATGCATCCTCCGCCGCCTGCTGCCCCATGATCGCATTCGCCACCGCATCGTTAGCGCAGTCACGGTGCGATATGCCGTCAACACACAAGAGGTTCCATGGATAGGCCGATGGCCGGACGATTTCGTTTACGTCCAAGATGGCATCGCCGCACAGAACGCACGTATCGCCGCACCTCATGGCAGCAACCCCCGCTCTCTCCGGTCGGCGATCCACTGCTCGGCCGCGAGGAACAGCGCCTCGCTCTTGCGCCGCGACTCGGCTATCTCGGCGCGCTCACGCTCCCAGCGCCGCGCGCGTGCCGCGCCCACAATCGCCGCGTTGCGGCGCTCGCGTTCGGCCGCGACTGCTTCCGGCGCGACCATCGCAACCAGCTCGTGTGCGACGTTGCCCCGTGGCGTCACCAGGCGCTTGACGTACAGCCTCCCAAGCATTTCGGCCTCCCTTGCATGTATGTCGCGCGGGGCGTCGGCCCTGTCGTCAGTAGCAGGTCGGCAGGTTGCCCCCAAGCTGCCCGCCGCCGCTCCCGCGCTTTCCTAAAACCTGCGCCCCGTCACGAGCGCGCGTCAAGTGATTTCTTACCGCTCCTAGCGCGCCAAACACTCCGCGCATTTCCCGCCCGCCCCGTGCTTCATCGGTCGCCCGCACCCCTGGCAGTCCTCCGGCGGATACTCCGGCCGTGCCGCCTCCCGCGCCTTGGCCCTCATCGCCCGCTTGTAGTCCCGCTGGTAGGTGCGGTTGTGCCGCGCGTGGCATTCCCGGCACCTCTCAACCTGCCGCCCCTGCCGCCCAAGCTGGCGCGGCAATGGCAGCGCGCAGTCCTTACACGCGAGCACGGTCCAAACGGCCCGCGTCATTGGCTGGCCCCCGCCGTCACGGCGTACAGCATCGCCACGGCACGCCAGGTTACTACCGTCGCCGCGCTGATGATCAGCAGGCCCAGCCACAAGGGCAGCCCTTGCCAGTCGTCGCCCGGTCCTTGCCAGCGCGCGCTCATAGCCGCGCCTCACGTTCCCTTGTCATGTCATGCCCTTTCTAGCCCTCGCGGGCGTTCCCCTGCGCCTACACCCTCGCCACCGGCCGTTCGGCCGTCATGGGGAATCCTTGGAAGCCTAGCGGGCCTTCTCCGGCTGCACCTCACGCCCGAAGAACGCCGCGACAGCCCTTTCCGCCGAAACGTCCAGCGGTTCGCCCAGCGGCAGGTCAATCAGGCAGATGCCGCGCCGTGCCATGCGTTCCCGCTCATAGTCCGGCATCTTGGCCCACTGGACCGGCTCCCACGACGCGGCCAGTTTGGCAACCACGGCGTCGTAAAGGCCCTGCGGCTCGTCGCGGTCCACGAAAACGTAATCGCTCCCGAAGTGGACTTCGCGCATCGCCCCATCCGGCGCGACGAGCACGGCCGAATGGTAGGACTTGGAGTCCGTCATGCCGTCGAAGTCCGCACCGCTGAACCGCTGCGCGACCGACTGAACGCGTTCCACGGTCGGGCCAGTGGCGTAGGACACGCGCACCGATGCCCCGCCCGAATACTTGGAGGTCCGCACCGAGAACTTGACCCCCGGAAAGTTCCGTTTCAGTGCCTCGCGCAGCATTTTCGCCGCCACGGCCGCGTCGATGTATTCCCGTGCCATCGTCAAACCCTCCCGTTTGAGTTGATCGCCCGCTCCCGTTTCTGTTCGGCCCGCCGAAACGCCAGGCGCGCCGCCCTGCGCCAGTGCGCCGCCCGCCGAATGTCCCCAGCTCCCTGCCGCACGAGGAAACCCCGCGCGGCCCTCACCGCGAACGCGCCCCAACGCTGCGCGTCCTCCGCCTCACGCACAAGGCGCGATAGGCGAGCGTAGGCGGTCACTTGGCCACCTTGAGGCGCACGATTTGATGCGTGTTCCACTCCCAACCGTGCCACTTCTGGCCGAGAAGCGTAGCGGTCACGGCGCGCCGCTTGGTGCCCCATCCAAACCCGCACCGATGCCACGAGCCGAAACGGGCTGGATACCGAATCTCGCCATCCCACGACGACAGATCGCCGCGCTCAGAGGAATAGAGCACGGCGCGGCCCGCAATCGGGTCAATCACGGACCCGCAAGCGGCGTACTCCGAAAGCCCGTGAACGCAAATGCCAGTCTCTACCGTGCGACCCGATGCGTCGGTATGGCGCTCGGACCGAAACGCTACGTTCGCGCTCATCGCACAAGCCCCCCATCGCACAGCAGCCCAAGCGCCACCACAAACCCCCAGAACGCGAGCACCATGCCCGCCGCTGCTGCAAGGGCCGAAACCGAACGGCGCGTCATGACGCACGCTCGCGGGCGGCGAAGTACCACGCGCGCCCCATGGCCATGTCGCGGAGAACGTCGCGCTGCGTCCGGAACATCGGCGACGGCCGGAACCGCATGGTGTCCAGCCGCACGCTCGCCGCAGCCTTCCACGCCTGCGGCACCTTGCGCGACATGCTGAGCGCGTAGCACAGCAGGGCCACGTCGAATGCGGCGCACATCTCCACGCCGCCATCGGACAACTCGTTCCAACGCGCAGCGGCCTCGTCCAGCATGGCCAACAGATCGATGCGCGATGGCATCTCGCATCCTTCCGCAAACTCCCGTAGCGTCATGTTCGCTTCCCCCCGTTTCCGCTTCCCGCCGCGTCAACCGCCGCGTCTTTCGCGGCTCGGCGCGGCACCGTGCTGCCCTACGTGAGACAGTATCGGCGCAAGCACTCTCGCCGTCAATGGGAAAAGGTAGCGTGCTTGGCGATTTGACAAGTCGCCCCGCAGGCCAAAAAGCGGGCCAGCCTGTCCACGAAAAACAAACATGACCCGCCGCTTTTGCGTGCGTAATCCCACGCCAAATCAATGCTCGCCCGCATAACCCATTGCGGCGCATCAGACTTGACACAGAATGCCGCCTTGTGTGTAAAATGCCTCAACGGCATACGGCTCCGGCGTCCAGCGAACCAGCCCCCAGCCCACCAGCCCACGACGCAAAAAGAGCGCGGCCCGCCCCCGCCGCCCGGCCGTGAACTCCACTGGCCCGCCACGCCGCCCTTGACGGCGCTCGCCGCACCAGCGCACCTTGACGCCAGCGCCACCAGGACGCGCGAGCGCGGCAGGTCCACCACTACGCCTAACCTAAGGCTCGGCCGGGCCAGCTCGCGCACCCTGCGGCGCGTATGCGGACCTGACTGTAGGGCCTACTTCGCCCCATACTGGCCCCTAGCACGGTCCAAAGCGGTATTGGCGACGGTCTGCGAAGCCCGCATCTCCTTTATTAGAAAGGGTTTGCCTTTGACTTTCTGGCGCAGGGTAGCAATCGCCGCACCGGCTGCGTGCCCGGCTTGCGGCTGCGAGCACAGCGTAGCGGGCCCGCCCGTCGAGCGCGTTGCGGGCGATGCGGTCGAGCGCACCGGCCGTGTAAGGCAGTGCGTGCGATGCGCTTGCACCTACGCTGCCATGCGGAGCGGCGAGGTTCTGGCCACGCGGCCCCAGATGGCGGCGCGCCAGGCGGCCGAGCCGCAGGCGGCACCGGGGGGGCACGGGACGGGCAGGCCGGGTGGGCTTGATACCGATCTGTGGGACCCCACCAACCCACGCGAGGGCCGCTAGCCGTGTCTGCCGCTACCGCACCCGACGCTGGGGATGGCCCTAGAACGCACGAGGATGCCCCAGGATCGACGAACGGGGGCGGGGATGACTCTGGGCAAGGGGGTGGCGGTGAAGGCCCGCCAGAATCGAAATACGGCGTTCCGGCGCTGAACTCGGTTGGGGTGCCGAAGCTGTCGGGGGCTGACGGGCTGCGGACGCTGGCGGCTGGGCGGATCATGCCGGACGGCAGTAGCGGGGAGCACACGGTGCCGTACGGGGCGCGGGACGCGTTCGCGCGGCAGGTGCAGTTGCTGGTGGCGGACAACAAGAACGCGATGTTGGCGGCGTTCAACAGTCCGGAGAACGTCAAGTCGTACGTCGATGCGGTGACGGAGGGGGCGCGGCGGAAGGACCGGACGTGCATCCGGATGCTGCACGAAATCTACGACATCGCCGGGGTGAAGAACAGCATGGTGATGGAGTTCTTGGCGCGGGTGGGCTTGGCGTCGCTGGAGGAGGTGGAGACGCGGGTGATGCGCGTGAAGGACGCGCAGACGATGGACGCGCATCAGCGGGCGGCGGCGTGCGCGGACTACTTGAGCAAGTACTTCGACCGGCATCCGGAGAACAAGGCGGCGACGGTGCGGAGGTTCGGGGTGGAGTTGCCGGTGACGAGCGACAGTTACGCGGTCGTGGAAGATGAATCCTGACGACTTCGAGGCGGTGAACGACGAATGCGGCGGGGTGACGGCTGAGATTGATACGGAGGGGGTTGTGCGGATACCGCTGGTACCGCGCGGCTCCCTCGTGGTGATTCAGGTGGAGATGCTGGAACGCATGCTGACGCATGTGTTTAGCGAGGGACTGAGCCGCCAGTGACCGAGGACTTTCCTCTCGATGAAGGTTTTGACGTTAGCCTCGTCGCTGAGGGCGGGCTTGAGGATGTCCGGCGCGACCCGCTGAAGTGGTTCCGGTACAGCAGCAAGGCGCAGCGCGACTTGGCGAAGCACGTTGCGGCGGGGATGGAAGTGTACCTGCGGGCCGGGAACCAGGCGGGCAAGACGACGGTGGCGGCGTATGTCGCCGTTGCACTGGCCCGGGGGGCGTCTGAGCTGGGTGGCGTGCGGCTTCCGGTGCTGGACTCGCCGTGTACAGGGGCGGTGCTGGGCAAGAGCTACAAGCAGATGGCGGAGTCGAGCATCAAGGCGTTGCGGGAGGCGCTGGGTGACTGGCCGCACAAGCTGGAGATGGGCAGCCAGGGGACGGTCATCGCTATCCGGGTGAAGCCGGAGCGGAGCACGAGCGACGACTGGAAGGGCTGGAGCCGCATCCTGATCTTGCCGCAGGACGGCGAGAAGCCGGTCGGTATGCGCTTGGATTGGGCGTGGGCCGACGAGCCGCCGAAAGAGGACTACTGGCACGAGCTTAGGGCGCGCGGCAAGGCGAACCGGCCGTTCCTGCGGTTCATCACGATGACGCCTGAGGACCGGAGCGAGTGGGCATGGCTTGAAAGAGAGTTCGCGGGGTGCGGCAAGCCGGGGCGCAACGGGCGCATCGAGTTGCGGCTGTCGGTGTTCGACAACAAGGCGCTTGGGGCCGCGCACCTGAAAGAGTTGGAACAGGCGTGGCACAGCGACCCGCTGCTCAAGGCGCGGCTGTACGGCGAGTACGTGGACATGGTGGGGCAGTGTCCGTTCGACTCGGCCGGACTGGCGCGCTGGGAGGAGCGCATCCGGCCCCCGCTACGGTCTGACAGCATCGCGCTTGGCGAGGGGTTCACGCCGTTTCTGGTGGATGTCTGGTTTGAGCGGGACGAGGCGGAGGAGTATTTCGTCTTGGCGGACCCGAGCATGGGCATCAAGGACGAGAAGGGCGAGCACGACCCTGGCGGCGTGATCGTCGTGTCGCGCGGGACTCCGAGGCTGGTGGCGCGCTGGAGCGGGTACGCGCCTGCCTACCAGCTGGGGCGTCTGGCGAAGGCGTTGGCGGAGCGGTACAACCGCGCGCTGGTGGTGTGGGAGCGCAACAGCGGGTACGGGGAGCCGTTCTACATGGGGCTGGGTGGATACGGGAACGTCTATCTTGAGCACCACCAAGACGCTAAGAGGCTGACGCTGTACGAGCGGCTGGGGTGGCAGACGAACGCGACGAGCCGTGGGGCGATTGTCGGGGCGTTGCAGAAGGCGGTCATTCAGGACGGGTTGGTGATGCTTTCCGGCGAGGCGCTTAGCAGTATGCGCGGCTTCATCATGCAGAGGACTGGCAAGGTGGAGGCTGGGCACGGGCGGCACGACGAGGACGTGATCCTGCTGGGGCTGGCGTGCCACCTGCTGGAAACGCTGCCGTTCTATCGGGTTGGGCGCAGCGTGAGCGACGAGTTGGAGGGGCCGGGGGGGGCGTTCCACCGGCGCGAGGAGCGGGACTACGACTGGGTGGACTTCTGAACAAGTGTGTCATCCTTGACACAGTATGTCATGTTGGCGTAAAAGGCTTGGTTGGAATCGGCAGGCGCGGCCGGACAGAAACAGCGCGGGCGGACGCCGGAACTACCGGCAGAGCCGCGAGGTAGCGAAGAAGGAGGTAGCAGGATGAAGAAGTTCCTCGTTCTGGCGGCGCTGGCCTGTGCGTTCGCGGTCGGGATCGTCACGGATGCTGACGCGGCTCGTGCTGCGGCCGGGCAGAAGACGGTCGTTCTCAAGTGGCGCACGCACGCTGCGGCCTATGGCGCTGGCATTGCCGGTGGTGAGGGCGTTGACGTGATGGGCGGCTTCGTCGATTCGCTCTGTGCGAGCGGCATCGCGAAGTTCGACACGACCGTTGGCATCCCACTCGCCGACCTGACGCTTCCCCCGGCGTCGAGTTCGCTCGACTCGCTGACGGCGCTGCGCCTGCACATCTACGACTGCGGCAACCTCAGCACCGTGACGCTGGGCAAGACGAGCGCGACGGCCGAGAGCATCTACATCAAGACGCAGGTTTCCCCCAACGGCAAAATCTGGTTCGACGCTGCCGTGATCGCGGGGCAGGCCCCGGTGCTCAACGCCTTCACCGTGCAGACGACCGTGAACGCGGCGGTCGTCACGTTCACGCAGAGCACGAACACTGGCATCTCGGACAAGATGTGGTCGATGCCGTTTATGACCAAGCCGAACGCTGCGGCCGTGCGAGCGGCTGTGGATATCAACCACGTCCACGAGTTCCCGTTCGTCCGGTGGATCATCTCCGGTACGCGAGCGACCACGAACCACAACCTCGGGGCGTCGGTCACGTATCTCTCGGCAGCGGCTGAGTAGCTAGTCGTGCTTCCCGAGTGTGGCGGGAACGAGGCCTTCGGGCATCGCGGGGCGTGTGCGCGTGACACCGCCCCGCACCCGCCACTTTATGGCCCCAAACCTGGAGGGCGTGACGAGTGGCTGAGCGGCGAGTAGCGCCCGAGAAGGTCCATGACTACTGGGTGCGCCAGTGGGAGCACCGGAGCGACTACTACAGGAACGAGAACGACCTGTACGGGCGGCTCATCGCGTTCTCCCTCGACATGGAGCACTACCGGCGCAACCACGGCTTCCAGGCCGACTCACGCCGTATCCAGCCCAAGGGGCAGCAGCTTTACAACCTGATCCGGCACAAGGCGGCGCTGCTCTCGACGCCGCCCATCAACATCGAGGCGCGGCCAGTGCAGCCGGTCGCGGACGCAGACGCCGCCATCATCGCCCGCCGGGTCATTGAGACGAAGCTGGAAAACCCGATGACGCGCTACAAGCTCGTGCGGCACCGCATGGTGCTGTCGGCGCTTGGGGGCGGGCGCGGGACCGTCGCCATCGAGTACGACCGTATGGCGGGTGGCGTGGTGCTGCGGAACACCGACCCGCGCTTCCTGATGCACACGCCAGGCTTCCTCGACATGCACGACCCGCGCACGCCGGACGTGATCGAGATTGTGCCGATGCGCTTGTCGGCCGTGCGGCGCAAGCGCGCGAGCGGGTGGAGCGTCCCTGCCGATCTGCGCGCGGACAACTGGAAGCCTGACCACCCGAGCGGCGTGGCGCAGGACTCGCATTGGGTCGAACTCGACTCCGAAGGCCCGAACAACCCGAGCGCCGACGTGGGCGATGGGACCGATGACGACGGGATCGTAACGATCCTCAAGTGCTACTCGCGGCGCGACCCGTTCTCGGAGACGCGGGCGGCGAGCGTGCCGCGCGAGCTTCCGCAGGAGCAGTGGTTCTGGACTGACGACGCGGGGCAGCGTATCCCGCTTCTGGAGGCTCCGAATCCGCCGTTTCCCGGCGCAAGGCTGGTGACGACGGCTGAAGACGAGCGGCAGCTGGAGATGTACCCGGACGGGTATCTCTGCATCATCGCGCCTTTCTACCAGGGGAAAAAGCCCCTGTGGACTGGCTCGTGGCTGCCGGACGCGGTGAACACGGACGTTCGCTTGCGTTCCTTCCCCTTCATGGACATGCCGGGCTACCTGCACCCGCTGCGGCGCACGGGCCTGTGTGACACGCAACTGAACGTCACCATGCAGCAGATCGACAACATGTCGTTCCGCGCGGCGTGGGAGCAGATGCGGATGGCGCAACTGATCGGTGTCGTGCCGTTCGGCAAGCTGTTCAAGAGCGACGGCCGGACGGCGTTTGAGTTGAGCGACGATCCGATCCAGATGGCGTATGCGATGGACCGCCTGTCGATGGAAGGCATCTCGTGGACCCAGGCTCCGGGCATGAACTCGGCGCTGCCGCAGTTCCGCCAGATGCTCGACCGCCAGTGGTCGTACATCGGTACGGGCGACATTGCGATGCCCGCCGAGCGCAGTCGCGACATCCCGGTTGGGACCATCGAGGCGATGCAGCGGACGGGCGACCTGCCGGTGCAGATGCACCGCGACATCATGCAGGCCGAGGAGTCCATTGCCTTTGGGGTGATCCTCGACTACGAGCGGGCGTACCGGAGTGACAAGGAGTTGGTCCAGTGGGTGACGGACTCTGGCGAGTTGGCAAGCGCCTATGTGTCCGGTTCTGACCTCGTGGACGCGAACGTGATCATCACGGCGTCTCCGGACTGGCGCGCACTGGATTCCGACCGCATTCAGGCGGTGGCGCAGTTCGTGGGCCAGATGGCCGGGATGCCGCAGTTGATGAGCGCGATGGCACCGCTGGCGGGGATTCCGCCGGAGGGGGTGCGGAACATCCAGCGGGCCGTGGCGCAGATGCAGATGCAGCAACAAATGGCAGCTATGCAGCAAGCGGCTCCGGGGCAGACGGCTCCGCAGCCGGTCACGCAACCGAGTTAGGAGGCATTTGTGGCAGACCCCATCGAAGCTGGGACGCCGCAGGCCACACCGCCAGTCAGCGAAAGTGCTGGGACGGGCGCTGGGGCAGCGGACGGCAGCGAATCTGCGGGCAAGCCAATCGATCCCGCGCTTGCCATGGCGTGGAAGGCGAAGGCAGAGGAAGGCAACAAGGCGCTCGACAGGGTGAAGGAGCTTGAAGCGCGGCTTTCGGCCATTCAGGACCAGCAGTACGCCCGGCAGCAGCAGGCGAACCCGCTGGCCGAGATGGTAGCCGAGTTGCAGCAGCAAGCGCCTTACGACGTGAACGCCAAGGCCGCCCTCGCTTCGCTCACGATCCAGGCGACGCAGCAGGCGGAAATGGATGTCCTGCGAACCATGATGCGGCTGAACATCCCTCCTGCACGGCAGGACATGGTGGCCAGCATCGTCCGCAACAGCGGCTACCGAATCGGAGTCGAGGCGGCGGACCAGATGGCTCGCGGATCGGAAGTTCCCGACCTTGCGAAGCAGTTGGAAGCGGAGCGCCAGAAGCGCATGGAGCTAGAGAAGGTTCTCAATGCGCGAACGGTGGGCAGCAGCCCTCAGGGCAATCCAGCGACGACGACGCCCGCAGCGATGGGTGGCGACGGCGTGCTGGAAGTGACGCTTGAGGAGTACGCGAAGCTACCGCTGGAGCAAAGCGACAAGGCCAAGATCAAGCGATAGCTGCTGATTTGGCCGGGAGAACAAGAAAGTGGCCCTCACCGTAACCAGCACCACCACCAATGCCAGTCTGTTCAAGACGATCTACGACACGGCCTTCGGGAAAGACCCCACCGAGGAGTCGGTGATCGCAGGCTACGTCGCGCAGCCGCTTGGTGGGCAGAAGATCGGCAAGGAGTTCGTCCTGCGGAAGCTCCAGGCGTACTCGGCCCAGAAGTACACCGGCACCTCTGGCCTCCCGGCCAACCTGACGAACTCGGTCAGTGCTGAGGCGGCCGTCACGTCCACCATGTCGTATGCCTACATCGCCCTTGAAGTGGACGAACCGGCGATGACGCGAGTGGTCGAGGACGGCGCTTACCGCGCTGGCATCCGCGCGCAGGCGCTCGCGGGCGTCAACTCGCAGGTCGACGCCGATCTGTTCGCGCTGAACGCCTCGCTGTCGTCCAGCGAGAGCGGTGCGGACATCGACGATGCGATGCTGCGGTCGGCCCTGAAGCAGCTGGCGACGAATGCCAAGGGCAAGTTCAAGCTGGGCAAGACGCCCGTCCGGCTGTTCATCAACCCGACGCAGATCGACTCGGTGCTGGGCATCAGCACGATCCGTGAGTACCAGATTCGCGGCTCGGCTGGTTCTGCCCCGAGTGGCCAGATGGTCAACGCCTACGGCATCAGTTTCGCCGAGAGTGGCAATCTGGCGGTCAACGCGGGCAACTACAACAACGCGCTGCTCCTGCCCGATGCGTTTGCCATCGGGTACAACATCAAGCCGTCGTTCCTGCCGGAGCAGCAGGACGGCATTCTGACGCGCTTCATCGTGCGTGCCGAATACGCTGTGGTCGAGTGGTTCGACTCGTCCGGCGTGAAGCTCGTCACCACGTAGGCGCAGAAACCGGAGGAGGGGTGGTGCTCACGCCGCCCCCCCTCCACAACCGGGGAGCAAACAGTGTCAGAAGAACACGTCAACATCGAGCCAATCGAACGCAGTCCGATTCCGGTTGGATCGGTAGCAGAAGCAGAGGCTGAAAACCTCGATCCAGCGGTCTATGCGACCTGTTCGCGGCCGAACCCGACGAGCGGGAATGTCGGGTGCGCGTGGTACCACAAGTGCAAGGTGTCGGCGAAGGGGCAGAGCGGCCCGAGGAACTACGGCGTCGAGATCATCAAGGGCAAGCACCAGGGCGGCGGATTTCTCAAGGCGGCGGCGAATTGCATGTGGATTGCAGACCGCTACGAGAACTACGTCCGCAACGGCGGTGCGCTGAAGGTGATTGCCGAGGAAGGGCAGGAGTTTGAGCGCGTCAGCGGCGTGCTGGTGAACAAACTGACGGGCGAGCCGACGGTGCAGGGCGACATGAACGCCAAGCGCCGCGTCATGCGTGTCAAGGAGAAGGTGCAGCCGTACCCGAGGCCGGGCGACAACATGGCATTGCTGACCGACATCCTGCGCGCCGAATCCATCGAAGCGGAGAAGGAGCAGCGAGACAATGACGCACGAGCCGAAGCCTACGGCCTTGGACACACCATCCCTCCCATCGATCAGCGTTCTGCGGGAAAGGATGGCGGACGTAAAGCGGCAGGCGGAGGCGGCTCCAAGGGCTGAGGACTTCGTTAAGGAAGCGGGCGCGGCGATCACGTACAACGCCGACGGCTCGTGGCAGGGGACGGTGCGCGGTATCGAGAACATCCGGCGTGCGGTCCACATGCAGAACGGTTCACGCAGGATCGAGATCGAGCGGGGGGCGAAACTGGACGCCTCCCGCCCGAAGGAGCGGCTAGTGGACGGCGATGGGCGGTTCATGGATGCCCCCGTCCACCTCGCCGAGCAGATTGCGAAGCAGAAGGGCTTGAAGCCCAAGCGCCACTACGGCCGCCCGAGCGAACGCTGGGTAGCCCGCAATGGCGAACTCGTGAAGGTGCTCTGACATGGCGCAAATGACGGGGACGCAGATACTGGCGTTCGCGCGGGTGCTGGCGCAGGACACGTCAACGGCGCAACCCGCCGTTAGCGATGCCAACGCGCTGCTCCTGCTCAACGACGTGACACTGCGCTTTACCGGCGATGTGCAGGGCAAGCAGTCGCTCATCTGGGCGGCACAGTCCG